GCCCCAAAACAATTGAAGATTGTATTCTCCCAGAAAATATTAAGAAAACCTTTACTGACTTTCTAAATAAAGGCGAAGTGCCAAACTTGCTTCTTGCTGGTCCTGCTGGATGTGGTAAGACAACAGTAGCAAAAGCACTCTGTAATGAATTGGGAGTAGATGTTTATGTCATCAATGGATCCGACGAAGGTAGATTCCTCGATACTGTCCGAAACAATGCGAAAAACTTTGCTTCGACCGTATCGCTTTCGTCAACTGCTAAACACAAAGTCATCATCATTGATGAGGCAGATAACACAACCTCGGATGTACAACTCCTCCTACGGGCGTCTATTGAGGAATTTGCTAACAACTGCCGATTCATCTTTACCTGCAACTACAAAAATAAAATCATTGAACCGCTCCATTCCCGTTGTGCCGTTGTGGAGTTTGGGATTAAAGGCAAAGAAAAAGTAGAACTTGCTGGACAATTTTTTAAGAGACTGCAAAACATTCTTGAAACGGAAGGTATTGAATATGAATCTAAAGTTCTTGCTGAACTGGTACAAAAACATTTTCCCGATTGGCGACGAGTCCTCAACGAATGCCAAAGGTATTCGGTGGGAGGGAAAATTGACTCAGCAATTCTTGCATCTTTCTCTGACATCTCTGTAAATGAACTGGTTAAGAATCTCAAAGATAAAAACTTTACTGAAGTCAGGAAGTGGGTGGTCTCCAACCTGGACAACGATGCTAGTAGTCTACTTCGCAGGGTTTATGACGCCGCTTTTGATTATCTTTCACCCTCGTCTATTCCTGCTGCCGTTCTTGTTATTGCTAAGTACCAATACCAATGTGCGTTCGTTGCTGACCAAGAAATAAATCTCCTTGCTGCCCTTACAGAAATTATGGTGGAGTGTGAGTTCAAATGAGCAAGAGAAAAAAATATAAACCAACTCCTCCATTCAAGCAGTTGGGTAGAAGTATTGATTGGAAACAACCTTGTAATGATTACTATCCTTTAAAATATTCTACTAAGGATGGGCAAAAATTTTATCATAGTGAAGAGTGGATTAAATGTAGGGATAAATTTAAAGAGGGAAAGGATCTTAAATGTTGTAAGTGTGGAAGTATTGATCATATTTGCGTGGATCACAAACTTCCTTTGAGGAGATTTTGGCAATATAGGACACATCCATATAATCTTCAGTTACTATGCCATATGTGTAATAAGAAAAAATCTAATTATACTGATTATAATGTTTTAAGAGAAATTAAGGATAAAATAAGACTAGACACAACACAAAAATTATGGAGAGTGTGAATTCAAATGGTTAGACATCAACTCAAATCTCAGTGGTACTACATCTTCTGGGGTGCTATGGCAGTTACTGTAGTTGCTGGTCAAATTTATGTTGGAACTGGGTATCGTGAAATGGCAGCAGCAACTAAGTCTGTAGATATTTTTGTGAAGTGTGTGAAATGAAATCTCTTAAAACCCCTTTACGTTATCCTGGTGGCAAGTCCCGCGCTTGTGAAAAGATGGGACCTTACTTCCCTGACCTTCGCAACTATGATGAGTTCCGTGAACCATTTCTTGGTGGAGGAAGTGTTGCAATTTATATCACCAAAAAATATCCCAACCTAGATATTTGGGTGAATGATCTTTATGAACCTCTTGTAAACTTCTGGCAACAACTCCAGATTTTTGGAATTGATCTTAAAGATAAACTAGAAGAACTTAAACTGGAAAATAATACACCAGAACTAGCAAAAGATCTTTTCCTTCAAGCAAAGGAGCAAATCAATGACCAAAGTTTGCCTAGCATTGATCGTGCTGTGGCTTTCTATATTGTCAATAAGTGCAGTTTCAGCGGTCTCACGGAGAGTTCATCATTTTCTGCACAAGCATCCAACTCCAACTTCAGTTTGCGAGGGATCGAAAAACTGCCTTCGTATTCTGCGTTAATCGCAAACTGGCGTATAACTAACTATTCTTACGACTATTTGTTGGATGGAAATATGGGTGCTTTTGTGTATCTCGATCCTCCTTATGACATTAAGGATAATCTCTATGGGCGTAAGGGATCAATGCACAAAGGATTTGATCACGATAAGTTTGCTTCTGATTGTGATGCTTGTTATATGCACCAACTAATAAGTTATAACTCAGATCAACTGGTTAAAGATCGCTTTAAGAACTGGAAGACTGGTGAGTTTGATTTGACTTATACAATGCGTTCTGTTGGTGAATATATGCGAGAGCAAAAAGATAGAAAAGAACTTTTGTTGTTTAATTATAATAAAAATTTGTTATGGAACTGAAAGATTGGTTGAACTCGATTAACTTTACAAAAGAAGATTTAACGGAACATATTAAAGATTATCCCCCATATATTATCAATCGCTGTTTGTCTGGACACATTGACTGTGTTATGTATGCAAATGAGATGAATATGAATCATCATCTCAATAAAGATCTGCAATATTCGTTTTACCTAAATAGTCTGAGGAAACGGAAGAGATTTTCTCCCTGGCTCCGTAAGGATAAAGTCAAGGACTTAGAATGTATAAAACAATACTATGGATATAGTAATGAAAAAGCATCTCAAGCTCTGAAAATCCTGACACAAGAACAAATTAACTTTATTAAAAAACGACTTGACATTGGAGGATCAAAATGACTACTACGGTAGAACCTACTGTTGAATGGTCTCAGGACCAGATGGTGGAGGTAATTCTTAATGAACCTGATGACTTCCTTAAAGTCCGTGAGACTTTAACCAGGATTGGAGTTGCATCGCGTAAGGAGAAAAAACTCTACCAGTCTTGCCATATTCTACACAAGCAAGGTAGATATTATATTGTTCACTTTAAGGAACTGTTTGCTCTGGATGGCAAACATGCAAACCTGACTGTGAATGATGTTCAGCGTCGCAATCGCATTGTTCGTTTGCTTGCCGACTGGGGACTGATTACGGTAGTAAAAGAAAGCTCTGTAACTGACATCGCTCCATTAAATCAAATCAAAGTTCTTGCCTATAAGGATAAGAATGATTGGATTTTGGAGCAAAAGTATAATATTGGTAAGAAAGGAAAAACAACAGAAGCAGAATAAATAAGACTGAGATCTTTCGTGCGGTCTCTACAAAAGTCGGAACACCCTAAAAAGAGGTTGGGTTTTTACCCCTCCTCTTTTTTTCGTTTCTTGTATAATTAGTAATGGATGCCAAAAGGGTCCACAAAACACAAACTCGCTTTTAAAGGAGCTACCATAATGACTAACCTTGCACGTTATACTGCTGCGGATCTTCCTGCTCTAATGGAGAAGATTACTCGCAATTCAATTGGAATGGATGAATATTTTGATCGTCTTTTTCATCTACACGAAACAACTTCTAACTACCCACCTTATAATCTTGTTCAAGTCAGTAACGTAGAATCAAGACTTGAATTGGCACTTGCTGGATTTAGAAAAAAAGAAGTTTTTGTCTACACTCAAGACGGTAAACTTTTTGTGGAAGGTCAAAAAGAGGATAAAGAAACGGAGTCTAACTACCTTCACAAAGGTTTAGCTCAACGGACTTTTAAGAGAGCGTGGACACTTTCCGATGATACAGAAGTTAAATCAGTTGATTTTGAGGATGGGCTTTTGAGTATTACTCTTGGCAGAATCGTTCCTGATCACCATAAACGAAAGGATTATCTCTAAATAAAAGAAAAAACAAATGAAGTCCTTCACTGATTTTATCACCGAAGTCCAATTGATTGGATATAAGATGGCAGTTCCTCATTATACCCAAGCCCCGAAAATGAAAATTCCCAAGGGAAAGGCACTTCCAAAAAGGTCCCCTTCTAGTGCCAGAGGCGGTCATGGCGGTGGACATGGTGGTCATGGCGGCCACGGTGGTGGAGGAGCTGCTGGTGCATCCGGTGCTGCTGGAAACGGTGGTAATGGGGGAGGTGGAAATGGTGGTGGGGGCAACGGAGATTGATAAATATATTTGAATATCGTCGGCGCGGGAAGTCCCTGGCAAAATCCAGGTTGACTTCCCCTTTTTTTCTTGGTAGAATGAATGAAGGTATGGAGTAAAGATGACTATTAAACTTTTACTTTTAAAGTCGGGAGAGGATATTATTTCTGACATTAAAGAAATGGTTATTGGTGAAGATGAAGACCGTAGAGTGGTTGGATATTTTCTAAACAAACCTTGTTTGGTTAAAATGAGAGATCCTAGTCTCTTAACAGAAGAAAGCACTGAAGAACAAAAGAAAGCAGCGTATCAAGTTTCCTTATATCCTTGGATGCCCCTTTCAAAAGATTCAGTTATTCCCGTTGCTGCTGATTGGGTGGTAACTATTGTAGAACCTATTGTAAAACTTTCTGAAATGTACGTGGAGGACGTGTTATCTCGTGGAACAGAAAACGATCAAAATTCTAGCACTACTGAACAATCTGATTCTAATAACTCAGATTGAAGAAGTTGGTGCTGACATTGGAGAGCCTGATTGTAAACTAATAAATCCATTTGTAGTTAGAAGTGATCAAACTCTTGAACCATTTCTATGTGGATATACAAAGGAAAATACTTTTATGATGAGTTCGGATAAGATTTTAACTCTTGCAAATCCAACTCCGACACTTCTTGAAAAATATGAGGACTTAATTAAAGAATGAGATTTTACACTAATGTTCAATTGATTGGAAATCAATTTTTGGTTCGTGGAGTAGATAATGGAAAAAGATTTGAAACAAGAGATGAGTTCTTCCCAACTCTTTATGTAAAAACTA